TCTTAACGAATTAGAGTTAGAAGAAAGCGAAGAAGTTTCAGAAGAAACAGTTGCTGAAGGTGATGAAGACATCACTGAAGGTGACGAAGAAGAGGTAGAAGAAGGATACCAATCTAAACCAAATGCTACTGCTGACGATGTTCAAAATGTAACATACAAAGTAGATAACATTTATGAAGGTGAAGATTTTGATCTAGATGCTCTTCTTGAGGAAATTAACAATTTAGACGAAAACAACGAAGACGAAGTTAACGAAGAAGTTGAAGAAGGTCTTATGGACACTTTGAAAAAAGCAGGATCAGAAGCTTACAAGAATCTTTTCCCAGCTGAATTTTATGATTCAGAAGGAAAAATCATGTGGAGTAAAGTAGCACAAGCCACTGGTGGAGCTGCAGCTGCTGCTAAAATGGAAGGTGTTGAAGAAGAGCTTGAAGAAACTAAAGCAGCTTTAGAAACAGTTCGCACTGAACTTAACGAAGTTAATTTGTTAAACTCTAAATTATTATATGTTAACAGAATCTTTAAAGCAAACACTTTAGATGAAGCTCAAAAACTACGTGTTGTTGAAACTTTAGACAAAGCTGAAACTGCTAAAGAAGCTAAGTTAATATATGAAACTATTAAGGATACTTTCAATGTTGCTAAATCAAAGAAAGAATCTATGAAATCAAAAACGAACTCTTTGAAAGAAGGTTTAGGAATGGCTTCTAAAGCAGCTGGTACTAGTACCGCTCCTAAAACAGAAGTAATTGCTGAATCAACTAATATGGTATCTCGTTTCCAAAAATTAGCAAACATTACAATTAACGAATAATTGTATTTAATATTAATTTAATAAATTTACAAAAAATGGACAATGTAAATCATTTATTAGAAGGTGCATCACCTTACCAAGTCCTTTCCGAGCAGTCAGCTAAATTAGCTAGTAAGTGGGAAAAATCAGGACTTTTAGAAGGTATGGAATCTTCTACAGAAAAGAACAACATGGCAATGTTGTTAGAAAACCAAGCTAAACAGCTTGTAAACGAAGCTAGTTCTACTGGTACTGGTACATCAATTTCAACTGGTAATTCAGAAGCATGGGCGGGCGTTGCTCTTCCATTAGTACGAAGAGTATTTGGTGAAATCGTTGCTAAAGATTTAGTTTCAGTTCAGCCAATGAACTTACCTGCTGGATTGATCTTTTATTTAGATTTCCAATACGGTACAGCTCAAAACTTTAAAGCAGCTAACGAATCTTTATATGGTGCTACTTCAGATCTTAAAAGAACTGATGGTGCGTTTAACAAAGGTCTTTATGGTGCTGGTGAGTTTGCATACTCAATCACTCAATCAACTGTAACAGCTACTTCAGTTACTTCAGCATCAGCTGCTTTCTTAGGAATCTTAAATGCTGATACTGAATTCTCAGCTTCAGAAGCTGCAAAAGGTCATAGTTTTGGAAGTGCTGATGGGGATGATGATGAAATATTCACAATCCAAATTCCTTTAACAGATCTTTCAGGTTCTGATAATGATTCAGTTAGAGCATGGAATGTAACAGATGCAGGTTTAACAGTATTACCACAGTATTCAAGAATCAACGGTACAAATGTTGAATTCGTAGTATCAGGTGCTGCTAACCAAGCGTTCTCAGGTACAACAGTTACTTACCTAAAAGGACCAGATAACTTGAATGATAGAGGTGACTTTGAAGATTCAATCCCAGCTGCTGGTGTTTCTACACAAGCAATTCCTGAAATTAATGTTCAATTAAGATCTGAAACAGTTGCTGCTAAAACACGTAAATTGAAAGCACAATGGACTCCTGAGTTCGCTCAAGACTTGAATGCTTACCACTCAATTGACGCTGAAGCAGAATTAACTTCTATCTTAAGTGAGTATATTTCAATGGAAATTGATCTTGAAATCTTAGATATGTTAATCAAGAATGCTGACACAATTGAAGGTTGGAGTGCTAAAGTTGCACAAGATGTAACAGTATCTAACAATACTACAGCTGGTGGTTCTACTGCAATCACTTATACTTCAAATGCTAACACATCAGGTGTATATTACACTAAAATGTCTTGGTTCCAAACTTTAGGTGTTAAATTACAGAAAGTATCTAACCTAATTCACCAGAAAACTTTAAGAGGTGGCGCTAATTTCTTAGTTGTTTCTCCAAAAGTTTCTACTATTCTAGAATCAATCCCAGGATTTGCTGCTGACTCTGCTGGAGACGCTACCAAATACAACATGGGTGTTCAGAAAATTGGTGCTATCAATAACAGATACTCAGTTTACAAAAACCCTTACATGACTGAAAACGTTATCTTAATGGGTTATAAAGGATCTCAATTCCTTGAAACTGGTGCTGTATTTGCTCCATACATTCCATTAATCATGACTCCATTAGTATACGATCCAGTATCATTTACTCCACGTAAAGGTATTATGACTCGTTACGCTAAGAAAATGGTAAGACCTGATTTCTATGGTAAAGTAATTATCTCTGACTTGAACGAACTGTAATAGTTAGTTTAATATATTTTGAAAGAGAGCCGCAATAGCGGCTCTTTTTTTTATATGTATAATAAATGTTACATTTATGACTAAGCAAAACACAGACAAAAATCCACCAAAAGGTTCTATAAGATTTTCATTAACACTTTCTGAAGAACAAAAAGCAGCTAAACAAGCAATTTTACACCACCCCTACAATTTTATTGTTGGTAAAGCAGGTAGTGGTAAAACATTATTAGCTTGCCAAGTAGCATTAGATATGTTTTTTAAAAGACAGATAAATAAAATCATAATAACTAGACCTACAGTATCAACTGAAGATAATGGTTTTTTACCAGGTTCTGAAAAAGAAAAAATGGAACCATGGATAGTACCTATCAAATCTAATATGAGAAAAGTATACAATAAACCACTTATATTAGATAAAATGGAAAAAGAAGAAAATATAGAATTAGTTTCTTTAGCCCATTTTAGAGGAAGAACATTTGAAAATAGTGTTGTAATAGTAGACGAATTCCAAAATCTAACCCGTTCACAATTTAGAATGGCTTTAGGTAGATTAGGAAAAGGATCAACAATGATATTTTGTGGAGATAATCAACAGATTGATCTTAAAGATAAAAATTACTCAGCTATTCACGATTTACCTAAAATAGATGATTCACAATATGTCTATAAACGTGTTTTACAGGATAACCATCGTCACGTAGCAATAGATGAAGTATTTGAAATGTTAAACGGAATGTAAATCTTCCATACCTTTTTCATATTTATAATAGAACAACCAAATTCTATTAAAAATGGCAAATATACCTATCTGGCCTGGCTCAAGTAGTTTTTTCCCAGGTGATACACCTTTTGGATTTTATGATTATGATAATGATTTCCAATCAGATGCTCCACAAATAGCAGACTGGTGTGCTAAACGTTTAGGATATCCATTAGTAGACGTTGAGCTACAACCAATTAATTTTTTCACAGCGTTTGAAGAAGCAACTAATGAATATGGTGCCCAGTTATACAATTTCCAAATAATAAATAATTTCCATTCTTTAGAGGGAAATACAACAGGCTCAAACTATAATAATAAATTAGTTACACCTAATCTAGGTTCTACTATTAATATTTCAGATCAATATGGTAATGAAACAATAGGTGGTGGCGGTGATTATAAAGTAGAATCAGGATCATTATCTGTAAAAACAGGAACCCAAAGATATGACTTATTATCTAATGTTTCTTCATCAATAAGTGGTTCAGAATCTGTTTATATAAAGAAAGTATACCATTACCAACCAGCAGCTATCAATAGATATTTTGATCCATATGCTGGTACAGGCACAGGAATACAATCATTAATGCAAACATTTGGGTTTGGTAATATGTCACCAGGGGTAAACTTTATGTTAATGCCTATGTTCTTTGATGCTTTAAAAATACAAGCAATTGAATTAAATGATATGATTAGAAAATCAGGATATCATTTTGAAGTTACAAACAATAGATATTTAAAACTGTTCCCCATACCCACAAGTGATTATACTTTACATTTTGAATATGTTTTAAAATCAACAGCTAATAACCCAGTTAAGAACCCAGCAACTAATTTAATAACAGACATATCAAATGTACCTTATACTAATCCAACTTACCAGTACATTAACCAACCTGGTAGACAATGGATTAGAAGATATACTTTAGCATTAGTTAAAGAAATGTTAGGTGGTATTAGAGGTAAATACCAATCAGTACCAATTCCTGGTTCTGAAACAACCCTAGATTATGCCCGATTGTTAAGTGAAGCATCAGCAGAAAAAATAGCTCTAATAGAAGAATTAAAAGAATTATTAGGCGAAACTACAAGACTAAAACAACTTGAAAGACAAAACCAAGAGGCACAACAAACACAAGAAACTTTTTATAAAGTTCCTTACCCCATTTATATAGGATAATGATGAAATTAACAAATATATTAAGTGAAGTATTAAATACTTTTACTGTTGAATGTGAAATTCTAACAGATAGAAAATTTAATATTACAGATGTATTAAATGAAATTAGAGCTTTGCGAAAAGTAACTATTGTAAATAACATTACACCAGAAGAATATCCACAAAGAGATAAGATTGAATATACAAAAGTAAAAATTAAATTTGTTACTAGAGAAGATCCAAAACAAGACATAGCTAAATTTAGAGAAGATATGTTAACCTCTGACTTATCTAAAACAGATTTAAGAATACCTGGTGTAAAATCAGTAAAATTTAAAGAAGAAACTTTAAAAAGACTATAATGGCATTATTCGGAAAAAGTAGAGACATAAACTTATTTCACACAATAAATAGCGAGCTTCTAAAGGATATAATCCAAACAGAAGTTGCATATTATAAATTTGCTTTAGAACAAACTACTGTGAATGTTTATGGCGAAGCACCGGGTAAAAATTATTATGAACCGTTGAAAATAGCGTGTTTAATCGACAGACAAGACCAAGCTTGGTCGTCTGATGCTTTTGGATCTGACGTTAATCAATCCATTAATTTTCGTTTTTTAAAGAACGAACTTAAAACGATAAATTTACTACCTGAAGTAGGAGATTTATTGCTTTTTAGAAATAATTTTTATGAAGTAGACACAAGAATTGAAAATCAACTTATAATGGGTAGGGACCCAGATTATTCTATGGCAACAGAAACAAACGACTTTGGTGATAGTTTTTCAATTACTATTAATACACATATTTCAAGAGTAGAAAAATTAAACCTAATACCATTAAGAGAAGGAAAATACCCTACAACTATAAAATTAGATGGTGGAACAGCAAACGGAGTAGATTGTTAATAAGATAATATGGCAGATAATAAACAAATAGACCCAAGAAGACCAATCCCCTCAAGTGGATATGATCGTTTGCGTAATAATATCACCCCTACAGTTAATGGTATTAATCCACCAGAAACAAGACCAAATGTAAATAGGGGCACAATAACTTCTCGTAAAGACGACACAGTACAAGATGTTTCTATAGGTTTACAAGACCATGATGAAGCAATAATGTATTATTTTAATAATGTTATTAAACCATCTGTTATAATAAATGGAAATAGAACAAATGTACCTATAATGTATGGTGCCCCTGAAAGATGGAAATCAGTTCAAAAAGATGGATATTTTAGAGATAAAGAAGGTAAACTTCAAGTTCCTCTTATCATGTTTAAAAGAGATAGTGTTGAGAAAAGAAGAGATTTGGGTAATAAATTAGATGGAAATAATCCTCAATTACATTATTCATTTCAAGAAAAATACACAAAAAGAAACCAATACGATAATTTTTCTGTATTGCAAAACAGAATCCCCCAAAGAGAACACCATGCTGTAGTGGTTCCTGATTTTATTAAATTAACTTATACTTGTACTATATGGTGCGACTATGTAGCTCAAATGAATAAATTAATTGAAATGATTAATTTCACCTCTGATTCATATTGGGGTGATGCTGAAAAATTTAAATTTAATGCTAAAATAGATACTTTTAGCAATACAACAGAAGTACAACAAGGAGATAATAGAATTGTAAAATCAGATTTTGGTTTAACTCTTCAGGGATATTTAGTACCTGACAGCATAAATAAAGAATTAGCCCAAAAACCACCAAAATTCTATAGCAAATCAACTGTAGTATTTAATGGAGAAACAACTGTCGATGCTACTGGAGAACAATTAACAAGAGAACAAATAAGAGAATCATCTAAGGAACAAAATATAGAGCAAGAAACAGATGGTGTTGGTTACCAAACACTTGGAATAAACAATCAAATAGGATAAAATGGCAAAACAAAACAGAACAGTATTAAAAACATATTTTGAATCAGGTGATATACCCAATCAATCACAGTATTCTGATTTAATAGATTCAAATTTAAATTTATCTGAAAATAATACAGGAAATATTAATCTAACAGGTAATATAACAGCCTCAGGTAATATAAGTGCATCTGGAACAATTTTTGCTGATAATTTTCAATCAACCGGGGGTGATGTAGCAGGGATTTCATTTACAGATGATCTTAATCTAACAGGTAACATAACTGCTTCAGGCAATATAAGTGCAAGTGGAATAGTTTATGGGTCTCAAGGTCGTTTTCCTTCAAGAGTAATAACTGATCAGATATATGCATTTACAGGAACGGCATTAACAATCCCTGATAATATTAATTTAGGTGGTCATTTAACAGCCTCAGGTAATATAAGTGCAAGTGGTGACATTATAACACCAAAGCTTAATGTCATTACTGTTGGATCACCAACTGCTGATGGATATTACATAAATAATGGGCAAATCATATCAGGTTCCGTAGCAGGGACATTAGAGTTTGGGGATTTTGATAGTGATGGTACTAGAATTAAAATCACAGATACTTCTAATACGATTGAGTTATCAACTGATAATCCAAATGCTGTTAGAGTTTCTGTTGATGGTCAAATAATATCCACAGGTAATATAAGCTCAAGTGGGACAATCACAGGTCAAAATATAATATTAGGTAGTGGTGGACAAATTAATGCTAAAGACACTAGTGGAAATAATGAATTAGTCCTATTTAATAATACAGACACATTTTTAGGATTTGGGGATACAGACCAAGAATTAAGAATTCAAGGAAGCTCAGTAAGAATAATTTCTTCTTTTACCTCATCACAAGATGCATTATTTACAAACGATGTAACTTTCGAACAAAACATAACAGCAAGTGGGGATATTATAGCTAGTGACCTAATTTTAACATCTCCTAATGGAAGTAAATTTAAAATCACAGTAAATAATTCAGGACATCTATCATTAACAGGTAGCGCAGTATAAAATATATAAATTATGGCAGCAGGAAAATACAGCTTTATTATAGAACAAGGAGCAACAACAGACTTTGAAATAATATGGACAGATGCAGAAGGTAGCAGATCCGACTTAACAGGATACCATGCTCGAATGCAAATTAGATCTGATTATGGTGCAAATAGTACCTTATATGCTTCTTTATCATCATCTTTAAAAGCTGATGGAACTGGTTTAAATTTATCAGGTTCATTAGGAAATAACCCACTTTCTTCAGGTAGTATAGGAATATTTATTTCAGCTGCTTCCTCTTCAGCTTTTAATTTTAATGAAGCAAAGTACGATTTAGAAGTAGTAAGTGGTAGTTATGTTACTAGATTATTAGAAGGAAGAATCAAACTTAGTAAAGAGGTAACAATCTAAAAATGGCTACAAACTTAAGCATATCAAAAACCAAAACAGAAGTATCTTCTAAAAATAATACTATTACTGTAACCAATAATAACACAGGGAATACAGTAAATGTAAAAGGAGAAATAACCTCAGTAGTAGAAATAGCTACAAGGGGTCTTAATGGTATTGACGGTATTAATGGTATTGATGGGGTAGATTCTATATCAGCAGAATTAACAAGAGAAGGTCATATTCTACCTTTAAGTTCCTCCGGTGATATTATATCGTTTGCAGGAGCCAACACTACAATGAGAGTATTTGAAGGACAAACAGACAAAACTTCAAATTACACTTTTACTAGAACATCAGATTCACATATCACTACAACTATATCTTCAAATACAGTAACAGTTACTAACACTACAACACCCTATAGTGGTTCTATAACTATAACTGCTACTAGTTCAAGTATATCCTTAGATAAAATAATGTCCCTTAGTGTAGCTAGGCAAGGTGATGATGGGGCTGACGGAGCTGATGGGGCTGACGGAGCTGATGGGTCTGGAGTAATTGATGGGATTCTAAATGGAGGTTTTTTCTAAGATTAATTTTTCTTATTATATTTATTACCAGAAAAACATCTAAATATTTTAAATTAGAAGGATAGGCATTTTAATTTAATTAGGTGTTTTATAACATATATAAACTTAACGTTTGTGGCCAATAAAATAATCAATAAATTTAAAGAACCCAAATTTACGGAGTTCTCACGGAAAGATCTTGTAGTAGATATTAAAAATGGTGCTCTTTACTACAAATCAAATCTGGGTGTTCACAGGATAACCAGCCAGTTAACATCAGATACATTCGGTTCTGAAGACATTATAAATGTCTACCAAAATTTTGTCACAACATTCCACCAAACAGGTCAAAGAACGGGAGATTCAACCATAACGGGTAATTTAACAATTACACAAGATAATATAATTTTTGGAGATATATCCTTCAATAGTGTAACCCCTCGATCAGGTACAGATGTTCCTATTCATTCAAACATATATTCAGAATTTACAGGATCTGTAGGTTTTACAGGTTCTTTTACAGCTTCAAATGGTTCAACCCTTTTAACAGGTAGTAATACACTTTTTTCTTCTTCCTTTGAAGATAATGATTTTTTGATTATAACTTCTGGATCATATTCACAAAGTTTTACAATAGCTAAAGTCCATAGTGATACCAGTATGAGTTTAAATACAACTTGGTCTGGTAATAGTATTTCTAGTTCATATAGCGGTTATACAAACACGGGTCCAATTACACTTTCTACTGACCCTGACCTTTTAGTGGTTAAATCATCAAATAATATAAATAGATTAGTTTTAGATAAAAGAGGTAACCTAAGTATTTCAGGAGTAATACCTGATAATATTGATACTTTTATAGATTATAGATATGTAAGCGCCCCCACAGGATCTATTACAGCATCTTTTGGCTCTACTTTAATAACAGGTAGTGGCACTGTTTTTCAAAGTGTATTTGGGCTAAATGAGCTTATAAAGATAACCTCAGGATCTTACTCCCAAACATTTAGAATATCTAAAGTCCACAGTAATACTAGTATGAGCTTAGATAGCCAATGGTTAGGGGGTGGTTCAGGTTCAATACTTTCAATGTCCTTTACAGGATCAGGAACCGTTAATGATTTTCAAGAATCATCCTCACTCTTATTTTTTAAAGATCCTGATCTTTTTAAAGTTAAAGCATCTGATGGAAAAATAGAATTAAATGTAAACAGTAGAGGTGATTTAGATATAGATGGTAGATTATACGCAGATTTAACTTCAGCTACTAGTGATAGAGTAGTTTATTATAATACTACCACTGATCAACTTACACATGGTAGTATTAGTAGTTTAGGAGATCAATTATCAAGCTCAGGCTATCTTGGGGGTGCAAGTGGGAGTGGTCTTACCCAAAACGACACTTTTAAATTTACAGGTCAAAGATCAGGTTCTTCATCGATAACTGGATCCTTAATTTTAAGTGGTAGTGATATAAATTTAAACGTACTAGGTGATATAACTTCTTCTCAAAATATATTAGTAGAAGGTGATGCTACTATACTAGGTACAATTACCGCCCAAGAATTTCACACTGAATTTGTCTCAGCTTCCATAATTTATGAAAGTGGTTCAACTAAATTTGGCGACACACAAGATGATAACCACGATTTTACAGGTTCTTTAAATTTATCAGGTAGTGTAAATATACAAGGTAGTGGTAATATAACAGCCTCTGGCGATATAAGTGCAAGTGGAGATTTATTTGGTCAAAGTCTAACAGTAAACCATTTAACAGCAAGTATTGTAAGCGCAAGCGTTAGAGTTATAACAAACAATATAACAGCTTCAGGTAATATAAGTGCAAGTGGAAATGAGTATATTTTTGGTAATACACAAATATTAAATGGTAATATAACAGCCTCAGGTGATGTGAGTGCAAGTGGAGATGTAATAACTTCTAATGTATTTTTACCAGGGGGTGGTGTAATATCTTTTGATGATTCCCTAGACGGCACTGATCAATTTATAACAGGTACTGATTCTAATCTTACTATAGATGGTGATCTTAAAATCAAACTTAGAGCAGATACAGCCATTGAAGTTCAAGATACCTCAAATAATGTTTCTGTTGAAATTACCCCCGAGGGTGGTCATATAAGTGCAAGTGGGGATATAACAGCAAGTGGGGATATATACTCATCCAACGTATATATGCCCTCGGGATCTAAAATATATTTTGATATAGCAGATGCAGCAGACCAATACATTGGAATGATAAATGCAAATGATCTAGAAATTTATGGTGATCAGCGTATTGAAATAAGAGCAGCCCAAGAAACCCATTTTGTTAAAGCTGACGGTACTCCTAAAGTAACAATTGATAATCTAGATGGCAGTATAAGCGCAAGCGGTAAAATAAATGCCAGCTCGTCTATAGTTCCTTTATTAGATAATATAGTTGTACAAAATTTAACAACAGGAGAATTTAACACATACACTAATCCCGGTTTAATTTCTTCATCAGCCCAGATAGGAACTGACATTTCAGGTGCATTTACCTCAACTAGCGCCTCAATAGCTGCAGATATAGCTGCAAACTCTGCTTCTATAGCTACTTTAACAGAAGGTAATACTGATAATTTAGGTAATCATACAGCCACTCAAGATCTCAATATGAGTGGATTTAATATAGATGCTGCCCAACATATAACAGCTTCAGGCAATATAAGTGCAAGTGGATTATTATTCGCTTCATCTTCAGTAGGAAACTATTCAGATGTTGTAGTACAAGATTTAACTACAGGTAGATTTTATACTACTTCTTCTGCGGCATTAACCACAACATTACCTAGTGGGTTACTTTCTTCTTCAGCTCAAATTGCCTCTGATATTTCGGGTGCTATAGATGCTGCAACAGGATCCCTATTAAGTAATACTACTTTTATAAGTTCATCCCAACAAATCACAGAACTTGGTTTTTCTCAAACAACAGGAACAGTAGAAAGTGTAACTAGTGGGGACGTTAATACAATATCTATAGGAGGAACAGCAGTAGACCCCACAGTATCAGCCAATACATCAGCGGTAATAAACGGAAGTACTAATTTAGCAACAGGAGATCAAATATTTGATTTTGTAACTGGTCAAGGATATTTTGTAGGTACATCCGCAGATATTTCAGGTGCAATTGATGCCGCTACAAGTTCTTTAAGTGCATCTTTAGCAACTAGCATAACAAATGTATCTGCAGACACATTTAAATCAACAGGACAAAGAAATGGTGATTCAGTTATAACTGGTTCTTTATTTTTAAGTGGTAGTAGTGGTCATTTAACAGCTTCGGGAGATATAAGTGCAAGTGGTAAAATGTTTGGGGGGTTAACGTTGCAAACACAAGCTAACGTAGTATTTTATGATACAACAACTGGAGAATTAACACAAGATTCCTCAGTAAAACTACTTAATACAACAGGAGTGGTTTCTTCTTCTGCTCAAATCCTTTCGGGGTCAGGGATATTTTCTAGTTCTGCTCAGTTTGAAACAGATATTTCAGGAGCTATCAACGCTGCTACTAGTTCAATTTTAAATGATTATGGGTTATTAAGTAGTTCAGCTCAAATATTTTCAGGATCTGGATTACTTTCTTCTTCAGCTCAAATTGAGTCAGATATCTCAGGTGCATTTACTTCAACAAGTGCTTCAATAGCTACGGACATTACTACAAATACAAATAATATAAGTACTTTAACCAGTGCAACAGGTTCATACGCATTAGAAGCAAATATATCAGGCGCATTTACTTCAACAAGTGCTTCAATAGCAACAGATATAGCTGCAAATTCAGCCTCCATAGCAGATCTAACTTCAGCAACAGGTTCATACGCACTAGAAGCAAACATTTCGGGTGCATTCACATCAACTAGTGCCTCAATAGCTACAGACATTACTATAAATTCATCGTCTATAGCTATAAACACAACTAACATTAACACTTTAACTAGTGCAACGGGCTCGTATGCACTAGAGGCAAATATTTCAGGTGCATTCACATCAACTAGTGCTTCAATAGCTACGGATATTACTACAAACTCAGCCTCTATAGCTATAAACATAAATAACATTAACACTTTGACTAATGCAACAGGTTCATATGCACTAGAGGCAAATATTTCAGGCGCATTTACTTCAACTAGTGCCTCAATAGCTACGGACATTACTACAAACTCAGCCTCCATAGCAGATCTAACTTCAGCAACAGGTTCATTCTTACTAAACACAACAGACACTTTAGATGGAGACTTAACAGTAACAGGTACAATTACCGCCCAAGAATTTCACACAGAATTTGTCTCAGCTTCAATAATATACCAAAGTGGTTCTACTAAATTTGGAGACACACAAGATGATAGTCATAATTTCACAGGCTCTTTAAATTTATCGGGTAGTGTAAATATACAAGGCAGTGGTAATATAACAGCCTCAGGTAATATAAGTGCAAGTGGGGGAACAATCACAGCAAATAATATAAATTTAGATGGTCATGTAATTGCGGGGGGTGCTGTAAGTGCAAGTTTACAATTATATGGTAATGAAGCCATAATAGCAGGTAATATAAGTGCTACTGGTAATATAAGTTCAAGTGGAAATATGCTAGCTTCAAATGTATATTTACCGGGAGATGGAAGAATATCATTTGATGATGACTCAACTAATGATCAGTATATAACAGGAACCGATAGTGCTATAACTATTGTTGGTGATAATAGAAATAATATAAGAGCCACAACAGAAACTAGATTCCAAACTC